GTAGGGGTGCCACTATCGAGCTTGACCATTGTGATACCTCCGGCGGGGGTTCTGGTTGTCTAGTTTGACAGGCCTTGATATGTACCATGACAGTTGTGAGGCCGGATGTGGCCACAATGCGGGCACTGTATCGGTACGCCGTCGGGCATGGGCACAGGGTAGCTGGAGCCCATTCGGCATTCCGGGCATCGGTGGAAGTCGTTGACGGCTCCGGCCGCCTTTCGGCCGATAACTACGGGGTCGTTTTCGTGGTTGACCATGTGATACCTCCGGCGGGTTGTGGGTTGTTAGTCTGGGGTTTAGTTCCACTCTTTAGTGAGGCCAGCGTCGGAGAGTAGGCCTCCGAGCACTTCCGTGAGGTCCGGGGTGACCTGGACGATCTCAAACCCCATATCTTTTGCTATGCGTAGAGTCCGGTGTGTTAGGGTTTTGGTGCCCGCGATATCAGCGAGGGCTTGCGCCTGTTCGTTGGCGGGGTAGATCTTGGTCTCTCCGTAGACGTTTTTCGGGGTGACGCTGATGACCTTGTTCATGTGATACCTCCTGCTGTCAATCATAGTCGGTTTGGGCGGGAAGTTCAAGGCTAAATCGGTGCATCTTCACCCTATTTTTACCCTATTTTGGCCTGATCTTCGGGCCATGTGGGGCGTGCGGATCGTCGGGGTGCTCCCTGGGATCGGGTGCGATCGGAGGCCGGGCGTGGTAGAATTCGGCGCAAGCGGGCGCGTCATGCGCTGGCTGAGCCGGGAACAAGCGGCCAACAACGAGGCCGCCGATGCACTAAGTCGGGCGCCTTCGGGCGTTCGCGCTCCATCCCTAGCGGTCGGGGGTTGTTGGATGGCGGCCTGGCTCCTCTAATGGCCGCCCTGCGTCCGGCGCAGGGGTATCCTGGAAGGGGTGATCAACATGGTTGGAGCTAGCGCGGCGCTACCTGGCAGGCAAGGCGGGCGGAGCATGGCTGCTCGACGGGCTCGGGATGGTGGACATAGTGAGGTCTCGGGCGTGGATTCCGACAGCGGGAAAAGCACGGCGGAAACGGTCGATGTCGGGGGCGTTCGGTACGCCGTCGATACAGTCGGGCTGCGGTCTACCTGGGACCGCCAATCTCGGTTCCTGGCGGAGTATGCGAAATGTCGAACGAAGGCCACTGCCAGCAAGGCGGCCGGCGTCAACCGGGACACCGTCCACAGCTGGGAGGTCGCTGACAAGCTGGGGTTCCGGCATAGGCTGGCCGCCTCGGACGAACTGTTCACGGATTCCCTTGAAGACTTCGCCCATTACATAGCCCGCCAATTAGGCCCTAAGAACTCTCCATTATTGCTCATTACCTTGCTAAATCGTCACCTACCGCATCTGTACAGACCGAATGTATTGCCTACCGATGAGAAGTCCAAAGAGGTACTGAAGGAGATAAGGCAGTTGGTAGGGGAGGAGAAGGATACGCCAGGAGGAAGAGTAGGTAAGGTGGTAGGCAGCGCAGGAGTGGATGGGGCAAAGAGTACGTGAGGGATGGTAGTAAGAGTGGATGGTGGTAGTAGAGTAGGTTGGTAGTAAGAGGGGGTATGGCTTAAGAGTAGGTAGGTAGTGGAGGAAGGCCACCCCCATAGATTTTATTTCTCTAAAGGGGTTCTTCGGCTATGGTAGTGGATAGGCTTAGTGGCATAAGGGAGTTTTGTTCTGAGGTTGAGGGGGATGATGAGTCGGGGATTCTGTTAGCGGACGGGCTTGAGGGTGCTTTTATTGGTATAGGCAGGCAATACCACAACCCGCCCGTGGCTATATATGACTACGGCAGGTGCATTGAGATCCTTGCGGAGGGGTTTCGTGGTGGGGATAGTGAGGGGGATGTTTACGAGGAGGCGGAGGAGTGGATGAGTTTCAATGTTACTGGTGCGTGGGTAGGTGAGAGGACGCCTATTTTCATGATGGCATATCCTGGGGGACGTGAAGATTTGCTGCGTACTATGGTCGCGGTATCCTCGCCTCGAAAGCGGGTCAAGCGTGGTTGAGGTGGTGAGGGCTGATAGTGAGCGTTTGTTTGCTATTCTCGGGCATGAGGCGTATTCAGAGCAGGCGATGATATTGAATGATCCTTCGAGGTTCATTCTTGTTACTGGTGGTCAGCAGGGAGGGAAGTCGTGGACGGCGCGGTTGAAGTTCCAGCAGGAGCTTGCGAGGGACCTTGGGAGGCATCCTGGGTTTGGGGATGGTGAGGGTCCGCCGTTATTGTATTGGTTGATAGCGCCGGCGTATGGGGAGGCGGAGAAGGAGTATGGGTATATTGTTGAGGATTTAGAGACTTTGTCTTTGCCGGTTAAGGTTAGGGACCTTCTTGCGCCTGGGCTTATAGAGGTTAAGTATCCTAACGAGTCTAAGGCGAGGATCAGGGTTGAGGTCAAGTCTGCGACGGATATAAGGAAGTTGTCTAAGGATTCGCCTCACGGGATCATTATATGTGAGCCTGGGCAGGTTGGTCCGGAGGTTTATGAGAGGGCTCAGGGTCGGTTGAGTGGGCGTAGTGGGTGGCTTTTCATGCCTGGGACGCTTGAGAACTCGATCGGGTGGTTTCCGCAGCTTGCGGACCAGTGGTCTAGTGGGTTTGACTCTCGTCGGAGCTTTATGTTGCCGACGTGGGCGAACAGGGAGTTGTATCCAGGGGGGAGGAGTGATCCTAAGGTTCTTGAGATAGAGAGGAACTCGTCTGAGGAGTATTTCAAGCAGAGGTTTGGTGGGGAGAGGGTGACTCCCAGGGGGCTTGTTTTCAAGGAGGCTAAGCCTGACGAGCACATTTCTGCGGTTGAGTATCGTCCGGAGGAGGACGTTTATCTTACGGAGGACCCTGGGTATGGGTCTGAGAGCGCTCATGCGCTTTATGCGTGTCACAAGATTGGGTCTAGGATAGAGGTTTTCGACGAGATATATGAGAGGGGAAGGACTACCGAGGAGATCATCCATATTGCGATGGGTAGGCCGTGGTGGCAGAGTGCAACGGAGTCGCAGAACCTTGTTTCGGACCCTCATTATAAGGATCAGCATCATTCCACTACGTCTGTGGCGGAGATATGGCTCAGGGAGACGGGGCTGGTCGCCAGGCCGGACTACAGGATACCTATTTTGCCTGGTACGGAGCGTATGAGGGTGGCTTTGAAGCGAGATCCGCTTACTAATAAGCCTAATCTGATAATTTCGCCCCGTTGCCAGGGGCTTTTGAGTGAGTTTGGGCTTGCGGCGAACCCTTTGACAGGGCTTTTGCAGCCATACAGGTGGAAAACAGACCGGGACGGCAACGTGTATGGGGAAAAGCCTGATGACAGGTTCAATCACGGTATAAAGGCTCTGATTTATCTTTTGGTGACTGTTTTCGGATATGCTAGATCTCAGCAGCGTGATACTATTCCCGTGATACGGCGTAGGGACAGGGTCCAGGGCGGCTCAGTGAGGCGGGTCAGGTTTGGCTAAGCGCACACGAGCGGAAATTCTAAGGCTCATAGACGATAATCGACCCTCTCCGTCTCTTGTGAAGAGGTATGAGGACGATTATGCGCTCTATCATCTTGATGAGTACGATGCCGGGGAAGGGTATCAGTCCTATACTTCCTCTGCTCCGAAGGTGTTTGCCGACAAGATCATCTCTTTTATAGTCAAATCTTCGACTATTTTGAGGGTGCCCCGCAGGCAGGCGAACGTCCATGCGAGGTCTGCCGAGGGTGAGAACGGCGATGTAGACGCTGCGCGGAAGGTAGACGAGACCAAGGAGCGCTTTGCGATAGGCGTTCTCAGGGCGGTTGACGAGTGCCTTATGCGTACCGGGGTGCCTCCCGTGAAGGATCAGTGGGGGTTTTACGCTACCGTCAGGGGAGGCCCTGTGATGGGCAGGGCATTGCTCGTAAAGCGGGTGAAGCAGGTGGAGGACTCTGACGAAGAAGAGACAGAGACCTTTCCCGAGATACTGCCCTGGGACCCTCTTCACGTCTCCTATCAGCGTGGTTACGACGGTCTTTTGTGGGCAGCCTACACCACGGAGATGACCAGGGCGGAGATCAAGTCCGAGTACGGCGTGACGATACCTTCCGATTCGCAGTCGGACGGGGAGCCCGTGTCCGTGCATCACTTCTACGATGCCGAGGACAGC